GATGGAGGCGGATGGCATATACGACGAGGAGGAAAATCCTAATGGCTGGCGTTGGGTCAACATCGCCGGTCTGATTGAGACCGCAGAACAGAAGGAGAATGACCCGCTAGAGAGGGACATCGGGGAGTCACACTGGCCGAGCAACACCGCGTTTTCTGTGGATATGCTCATGGCCCAGAAAAAGACGATGGGTTCGTTCGCATTTGCCGCCCTATATCAGGGAAACCCAGTTGCGGCAGAAGGGCAAATCATCAAAGATAGTTGGATTTGTCGGCTGGATTCAGAAAAATGCCCAGGGTTTGACTTCACCTGGCTCGCGGTTGACTGCGCTTTCTCTGAAAAAGAGCTGGCTGACGAGACTGCAATCTGTGTGGCTTCGATCTCACACCGATTCCCGGGCAAAGTTTACATCAGAGAATTGATTACCGGCAGGTTGGGTTTCCCCGATCTGATCGCAAAAGTCAAGCATTTGTACGCCTATTATGACGCTCGCGTTCTCTGCATTGAAAAGGCGGCGTCCGGACAGTCCCTGATTCAGATGCTGAGGAAAGAGGCGAAGATTCCCATCGAGGAAATGAAACCCTTGAAGTCCAAAACGGTGAGGCTTCAGGCCGTAGCCCCGTTGTTGGAGTTTGCTCGGGTTCAGTTTGTGGAGGGAGAGTGGATCGACCCGTTCCTGAAAGAACTGATGGCCTTCCCGTTTGTCAAACACGATGACAGAACGGACGCTTTTGCCTGGGCATTGACTTACTTTTCTATGAAGTTAGACACTGTTGACAAGGGACTGCAGGACTCTATAATCCAGAATAAGCGCTTCTATGGCGATTTAACTCGGAGCGGTTTTGGTAACAAAAATGTTTTTGAAAACCTTTCGCGTGGACGGATGCGGATGTTCCCATCTGACCACATGTTTAATGACCCCGACTATGATGCTGTGAGCGGAGAGGCAGACAGTCGTTCTGCGTTCCTTCGCGGTGTTCGTGGCGGGAATCGAAACATTGGTTACGACACGGACCTTTAAGTGGTTTACTCTTTAAGCATAAGAATCATAAATAAATTATGATACATAGGCACCACATCAAACCGCAATATGAGGGAGGGTCGGACGACCCTTCCAATCTTGTCCTACTCACGCCCACACAGCACGCAATGTGGCACTATGCCGAATGGCTAAGAAAGGGCAATTGGCAAGACAAGCTGGCATTCAAGTCTTTGGTGACGCAAATAAAACCAGAAGACATAGTATCGGAAAATAAGGTTAAGGAGATTCGCAATCAACTAAACTCCAAAGAAAAAAGAAAATCTCGGTCAGAAGAGACAAAGAAAAAAATATCCGCGTCGGTGAGAGCATACCACGAGAGCCAGGGACGAAAAAAGATCAAAAAACAACGAGGGAGAAAGAGCAAACCCATTGAGATGAGATCACCTTGTGGGCAGTTTGCTTTCGTGTTTAATTCCGCCAAAGAGGCGGGGCAAGCGCTGGGACTGTGGGACGGTAACATAACCAAGGTTGCCAGGGGGGAGTGGACCCACACCGGAGGTTGGGCGGCGAGATACATCTAACGGGATAGAACCCCGTAAAAAGTTCTATGTTCTCTACATAGACAGCAAATGGCCATCAAGCCTAACCCTGATAACGTCCCGAGCATGATGCAAGAGGACTTTGGAACCAAAGTTTTAATTACTGACCTCGCTGCCGACAAATATTTGGAGAAATCTGCCAAGCACGGCACCGAGCGGTACCGGGTTTGGTGTGGCGGTAGGGATGGCTGGGACGACTACGCAGAGCGCCTACATTGATTGGTTGTTAGAAAAAGACGAGTGGTGGATGCTTTAGCATCCGGGTAAAACTGAATGTCGGCCGCAGTCCTCCAATGCCCGATCTTATTCTTCAAGGGGGTGATTTGCATGTAAAGCTTATTGGACACGAAGCGTATGATCTACCCACTGCTGTCAATTTATTTAACATGCTCACCTCCAAGGAAAAGCGCAAGACCCGTCGCGCTGAAGCTGCCCAAATGCTAGAACAATCCTACTCCAAGGGAATGGATGTTCAACCCCCCAAGTTCTTGACCTGGCGTCAAGAGGAGTTGTGGAACTGCTTCAAAAAGAACACAGTCACTCTCGCCCATGGCTGTGCCGGAACCGGTAAAACTCTGATTGCTCTTCACTACGGACTTTTTGGAATTGCCCAAGGGCAGTACGATAAAGTTTATTATGTTCGTAGCGATGTGGGCGTCGAGTTCCAAAGGGGACGGGGTGCTTTACCTGGCGATTTGTCCGAAAAAATCGCTCCGCTGATTGCTCCTGTTTTAGACAACCTACCTTGCATTATGCGCTCTCAAGGCGCAGCAGAATATCTTCTGAACAAGAAGATCATTGAGCCAGTTCTCCTGGAAGACATCCGGGGACGCTCCCTCAACGAAGCCTTTATTATCGTGGATGAAGCGCAGAATTTCCTGCCTTCGCACATCAAAACTTGTCTCTCCCGCGTGGGCAAAGATTCCAAAATCTGTCTCATCGGCGATACCAAGCAGACGGACTTGGAAGTCTTCCGTCGCGATAATGGACTTGTCGATGCCATTCATCGCCTTCGCAATCTGACGGAAGTCGGTGTTGTGGAGTTTGAGAAAGAAGACATTGTTCGCAATAGTGTTATTGCGCATATTCTAGACCGCTACGACGACTAATGGCAAATAGGGGACCGATGACAACCGCTTCAGCCGGAGCAAAGGGAGCCGCAGGTCCCTGGACAGCCAGTAGGAAAAGGCCCGTCACTGCCGGAGAGGTACGACGGGCCCAGTCAGCTGCCGTGGGTGGTCGTCGAAAGCGATGCCGGAGGGGCAAGAACTGTTCTGCCGCCTGTATTCAGGCTGGGATGGTGTGCTTGGTTGAATTCCCCCTTCCCGTGCAACAGCCGTTGAGCTACGCACGGAGCTATTTGCTGCAAAAGCATAACATTCAACCAGGAAGTATCGAGGACCAGCGCCTCAATGACGCCCTCACCCAGCTCTCTAAGGTCGTTAAAGAAGAGAGTGTGGAGCCTTCCGGAAAACCTTCTCTAGGTTTCAAAAGTGAGTCCAAACGTTCCAAACGTGTGGGAGTTCCATTCAAGGACATTCAAGACATGAAAAGCCGCCGAGACCTTCTCGGTGAGGCAGAGGTGTCAGAGGACGCTCGTAGGAATCTTTGGAAGGACTCAACATCTCGTGGTCTGCGTCTCCCCCGCGCCGAGCTGGAAATGATCCACGGCATTCTCCCAAAAAACCTCCAAGAATCTTTGAGAAAAGCTGGCAGAGCAACGGGAGAATGGTACGATGGGACAGACGAAAATGGGAAGCCAATCTTTTCCAGGAACCCGGGCAAAGAGCGAGCCCTGGCAGTTCTCGATCTCTGGTTTCGTCAGGCAGGCACCGATGGATACCTGACCAAGGGAGGCAAAATCTGGGCACCAAATGACCTGAGCATCGAGCACGTAGTCCCTCTGTCCAAAGGGGGGAAAGATGTTCCCTCCAACTGGATTTTGGTGAGAACTGGTGCCAACACCGCTCGACAGAGCGAAAGTCTCGGACGGTGGATCGACCGTCTTCCGAAAAATGAGAAAGAATATAAAACATATTTGTCGAACTACTCAAAAGACAAGCGAGCATCTCGAACACGGAAAGCGCGACTGGCCTTGGTCGACCCTAAGAAGATCAGTGACGGAGAGATGTTCAACAAAGGTGGTAAAGCCTTGGCGGAAATCTTCCGAGCTGAAAACGGCGGAAGCACTCCCAGCATTTTCACAAAAGAGTGGCTTGGCATCAACTCCACCAGCACGCGAATGGGCAACTCTGGACCCCCGGCACCTTTTGCCAAAGCCCTGGGTCTCATCGCCAAAACGGAAGGTCTCGCTGCTGCTCGCACAGCATCCATCGCTCTTCGGAAGACTTGGAACGAGGACTGGAAGCAAAGCGGAAGTCTGACGAAGCAGCAAGCCTACAAAGACATGGTGGGCCAAATGAAAGGGAAGCTGACAAGTGAACAGTTTGAGAATTTATTTATGCCCACCGCACAATCCTGGGCCAAAAAGGAGGGGTTCATCTGATGCGCAAAGACACTCGGTTCCGTCGCCCAGACCGGGCAGAAATAGAAGCGAAACTTTCAAAACATATTCTCTCTGATCCACAGGCTCTGGGAGTATGGAACCTTATGCTCCAAAATGACGATCCCTCGGATG